AGAAAATATCTTTATTTAACTTTTTAGATTCATCAGAAGTAAATGGCAATCTAAGCATAGCAAACACATCTGCCAAACCTTGGATACCAATTCCTAGAGCTCGTTGCTCTAAACCTCCCTTACGACCTTCTTTGGTTGAATATTCGTTTACATCAATAGCGATGTTAAGAGATTTTGTAATTGAGCGAACAACTCTACCCAATTCTTTGAAATCATATTTTTTACCCTTAACAAATTTCTGAACTGGTACTGATGTAAGTGTACAAATCGCAGTTGTATCTCTATCCGTTACCTCCATAATTTCTGAACACAAGTTACTAGAATGAATCACGCCAAAGTTTTTTTGGTTTGACTTTTCATTCGCCTGATCCTTGTAACACATATAAGGCATACCTGTTTCAATTTGAGATTCTAATATCTTAATCCACAAATCATGAGCCTTAATTTTAGACCCTATTCCAAGCGCTACAGCCTTGTTGTATTCTTCTTCAAACTCTTGACCATATATTTCATAGAAAGGCTTTAAACCTGCTACTTTAATGTCATGAGGACAGAATAAATACCAATCACCACTTTCTTGTACTGCTCTCATAAAGTTATCAGGAATCCAAAGTGCAGAGAACAAATCACGAGCTCTCAATGTTTCATCACCAGTCTTTTTTCTAATTTCTAAAACATCAAAAACATCTTTATGCCAAGGCTCAATATACACAGCGCAAGAACCTGGTCTTTTACCTCTTTGATTCCAAAATCTTAAAGCCTCATTTACAACTTTCAGATATTTCAATATACCACCAGCTTTACCATCTGATTTTCCTACATTGCTTTCTTTTGAACGGATATTAGAAACAGCCAAACCAATTCCTTCAGCTTTAGATGAAGATACTGAAATTCTACCTAACATATCCAATAAACCATCAGTAGAGTCATCAGGAACAATTGATAAATTACAAGATGCAATCTGACCAATGTTTGTGCCAATATTAATTTTAATTGGAGTTGCAGGACTTTCTTTTTGAGTACTTAAGTCGTTGTATTTTTCCTTAAAGTCTTTTGCATTTGCAGTAACCATTAAAGCTACTCTCACATACATATGCTGAGGTCTTTCAATTACTACACCCTCAGAAGTTTTTAATAAATAAATATCTTTTAGCGAACACCAACCAAAATAATCAAAATTATGATCTCTAGAGTAATCAATAACTGATTCTATTAAATCAATATTCTCTTTTATTACCTGCATTTTTATATCATTTTTTTATTTATTAAATTTCCTCATCAAAACTGATTGGTCCAGTTAAATCCGCTGTCTTATATTCAGTAGGTCTATTCTCAAAGAAATTAGACTTAGATTTCAATGCGATTTGATTCATAAACTCAAATGGTTGTTTTGAACCAAACTCTATATCACAACCTAATTGAGACAAAAGTTGATCTACTACATATTCTAAATATTGCTTCATTAAATCAGCATTCATTCCGATTAAAGAAATAGGCAAAGATTCTGTAATAAATTCTTTTTCTATTTCAAGAGCAGATAAAAGTATTTCACGAATTCTTTCCTTTGAAGGTTTGTTAACAATGTGGTTATTCAATATATGGATTGCAAAATCACAATGCATAGCCTCATCTCTAGAAATAAAAGCATTACTGCTACATAAACCTGGCATTAAACCTCTAGATTTCAAGTAGAAGATACTACAAAAAGAACCTGAGAAGAAAACTCCTTCAACCGCAACGAACGCAATTAACCTTTCAACAAAAGAATCTGATTCAACCCATTTAAGAGCCCATTCTGCTTTTTTCTTCACAGGTTGCATATATTCAATTGCCTTGAAGCATTCATTTCTCTCTTTTGAATCTTTGATGTATGTGTCGATTAAAAGAGAATAAGTATTGCTATGTACATTTTCCATATGAATCTGAAGTCCGTAAAAAAACTTAGCCTCTGTATACTGAACTTCATTCAGGAAATTTACAGCTAAATTTTCATTTACTATTCCATCAGAAGCTGCAAAAAACGCTAATACATTTTTGATGAAGAATCTTTCATTGTCTGTAAGCTTACTTTTCCAATGTGATATGTCTTGAGCTATATCCAGCTCTTTAACAGTCCACATTGCTTTCTCTTGTTCTTCATAAAGTTCCCATAAGTCTTGGTGGACAATTGGAAATAATACGAATCTGTCTGGGTTTGAAATTAAAATTGGTTCTTCCATTGGTTCTTCAATTGTTACTTTATTCATTTTTGTTTGTTTTTTATTTTGATTTTGATTATTACCTAAAGAGTGTAGAAATAAATAAAATCAAAAAAAATAAAATTTGCTTTTTTTTAGAAATCGTTGTCCATCAATATGTCATTGATGTTTTCTATATCATCATCCTTCTTTTTTTCATTTTTTTTGTTGGTTGACTTTTGACTTCCAAGCATCATCACAGCATCTTCTGGTGGTAAAATTTCAATAAAAATTTTATGTGTATCAAAAATTGCAGGAAGATAGAAACCATCTGATCCATTTCTGTTTTTCAAAATACCAAAAGTGGCTTCATTCGCAACCTTGCCCTCATCAGGTCTACCTATACCTATAACTAAATCGGCAGTCGCTGCTTTACCTAAAGCTTCACCAATAGCATCAAGACCAAACTTATCTTTGTTCATACCTGACCTATTAGTTTGAGATGCAGTCCAAATTGGAATCCCAAGTTCTACAGCAATACCTCTAATACCCTCATAGATACTTGTAAGTGAGTGTCTTTTTTCACTAAAGATAGTAAGCGGTTTCATAATATCAGCATAATCAATAAAGAGTATATCTGGAACAAACCCTTCATTTGCCTCTAATGTTCTTAAGTGAGCCACTATTGTATTGGTCGTTGCTTGTCCAGTTGCAAACTCTTTAATGACTAATTGACCACCTTTATTGTCTATTTCTTGAGCATTTTCTCTTACTACATCAGGATATTCCCAAACATCTTTCATCTTTATTTGATTTAGGCAGGCATCAAACCTTTGACCAACAACCTTTTCAGATAATTCCAACGTATAATAAATAACCTTTTTACCTTCCAATAAAGCTGTAGATGCAATTTTAACTAATGCCATAGACTTTCCACCACCTGGAGGTGCTAAAATAATAGCCATCTCACCACCAGCTAAACCACCACCAATATATTTATCCAAACCATACATAGCAGGTATTGGAGCTCTAAAATCTCTCTCTAGTCTTTTTTCGATATCTCTTAGGTAGTGATGACCTGTTTCTTTTGGCTCACCTGCTTTAAGAGCGTTCTCCAGCTTAATTTTCATAGAGTCATAATTATGGCCCTTCCAATCCTTTACTAATTCAAACAAGCAGTTTTTAACACTTCTTTCTTTGAAGAAATAATAAGCAGAATCCTTAAGGTGATTTGTATTTGTTAATTCTACAGACTCCAATTTGTCTATCAAACCAAGTAGGTGATCTTTCGTTAACCCCTTTTCTCTTTGTCTAATAATATCTCTCAATGAGCTAAATCTAGCAATTTCCCTATATTTGGTATAAAAATCTATTTCATAATTAAGAAGTATTTTTTGATATGATTCAAAATAGTCCACCTGAACAATATCTATAATTCTCTCTGGAAAACCTTCCTTATCTGTAATAAAAAGATTTAAAAATCTATTTTGATAATCAACATCAAACGGTTCTATAACTTCCTCCTTAAAGAAAGATATTAAATTCTGTACATCTCCATCTACTGCAGGTTGTGAAACCTTATCTTTAACTTCCATAAAAACTTACCTTAAATTTTCATACCCTTTGAATATTCCACTTCTTTTGTCATAATTCTATAGAACGGAGAGAAGAAATCTTCTAAACTACCATCCTGCAAATGACTAATCATACCGTCTCTTATAAATAAACTCACAGCCTGCTCAATACTTCTATCTTCACCTAGTGTGCCATGTTTTATAGCATCTACTTTTTTAATAGCTTCATCATTCAGGAAAGGCTTTTTAAGATTCATTAATCTTGCATTCCTATACAAAATACTTTCTGATTCTAATATCTTATCGTATATCTTAAGCTTCTTTTTTTGCTGTGCCTCTAAACTCTCTTCTACCAATCTGCTGTAAAGATACTTTTCTTTTTTGATATTTGGAAAATATTTTATTAAAGTTTCTCTAGTTATACCTCTAACTCCGTCAATTTTATCAGATTTATCACCCTCAAAACACTTGAATAATAGTTCATTATCTAAAGAATGACCATATTTACTTTCATATTCTTTTCTATTAATAAAAAAAGAACTATCCGAACTCATAATACTAACTTTATCTGAAATCAACTGTAAATAGTCTTTATCACGACTAAAAACAACTATTTCTTCATCGTCTGATTCACTCCTTAAAATATATTGAGCTATAAGGTCATCCGCCTCAATAAGATCAACTTCAACTTGTCGAACATACAATTCATCCAAATAGTTTTGAACTTGTATCTTCTGCTTTAACATCTCTACTCTCTCCAAGTCTTGGGGATTATAAAGGCCATCAGTTGCGATGGCCTTTTGTGTTCTTTCCCAGTCTTTATTTCGATTTGCTTTATATGGAGGGTAGATATCGTATCGTAATTTTCCTGAATGAAAACCATCCCACATTACCACCACTCTGTCTGGCATAAATCGGTTCATAGCAGTTTTTAAACTTTCTATAAAACCGAAGCTACCGCCACATAAATAACCTGTACTTGTTTTTAAGTCTTGACGCTTTTTGAAGTTTCTCTTAAGATTCCATTGACCATCTACTAGTAATACACGCATTTCTATTAATCAGTAGATACGTTGTCCCAACCTTTTTCATATTCTAGATTCCAATCAGGAGCATATTTATTTTTATACTCATCCATTGCTGCTTTGTCATCTAAAATAAATCCATGATTAGTACAAATAATTGTACCTTTAGCAGATGTTTCAGTGATGTGATTTTTTTCTAATAAAATACCAGACTTGATTGCGTAGTTCATTTTTTCACCTTTTCTCGTAGCATCTACTTTAGCACTTCTTGTCATAACCCCACCAATTCTAAATACTAGAGTAGATGGTAAATACAAACTATCTCCACCATAAGGCTCAATTGTAGTATTTCTTTTACCCATTTGGATATTTGGAGGTGACATATAACCTTGATTTACAATAAACAAAGAAGCGTTATAAGGACAAGACTCTACTCTTGAGCCATTAATTCTATGAACAAGGTATCTTTGAAATTCTTCTTTCATAACCCTTGCTGCTTTCATCATAGCACCACCACCTTCTTCGTCTTCTTTTCTATCTAACTCATCTTTAGTAGGTGTTGCACCAAGTGAATCCCAAATAAATAAGACATCACATTTAAAGTCTTTTTGTTTTGGATCATCCAAGTCATCAAGTATTCCTTTAATTAATAGACACCCTTCTTCGATAGTTTTAACTCCTTTAAATAACAATGCGTTATCTAAATCTACACCCATTTGAGTGGCTCTAGCTTCTGAAAATTTATTTTCAGTAATAATGAATATAGGAACAATTCCTTGTTTTTGAGCATATGCAGCTAATTCTGTAGCCATTGTAGATTTACCAGTATCTGATTTACCGTAAATCATACACATATGTCCTATTGGCATACCTGGAAGATTAAAAGTCTGCTTATATGCAGGACTCATATCAATCCACTCTTGAGGCTTGTATTTTGTTTCTACAAAATTGATTTTTGCCTTATAGTCCTTTAAACTAGCAAACGCTTTATTTAATACTGGCTTCTCTTTCTTTTCTGGGTTTTCTAAAATTTCACCTGTTTCTGTGTCAACTAATTCGTCATCAATTTGTTTGATTGCTTTCTTTGCCATAATATTTTTTTTAAATTGTTATTTAGATTACAAATCTATGAAAGTATTTCTACTTATCAAAATTTATTTATTTTTTTATCAACTTATTTTTTTGTCAACTTATTGCTGACAAAAAAAGAGCGTTAAACGCTCTTCTCTTAATTTTCATCCATTGGGGTACTTGCATCTTGCCAATCGAGAACTTTCCTATCACCTTCCTGTCTAGTTCTTAGATAGAAGATGTCTGGATTTTCCTGTTGTTGGCCAAAATTCAAATAAGCTTTACATTGTTTGCACTTAATAGTTACATACTTAAATTTTCCTTTTGCGGCATGAGCACCTAAATCTAGATCATCGTGACCACATTTGCCACATTTTTCCACGTTATTAAATGACAAGTTTCTAGATGTTAGAACTGCGTCAAATAAATTTGCTCCTTCTACCGAAAATGAATGTACTTCTCTTCCAATTTTTTTCTTAATGTAATACGTAATTTTTCCCATAATAATTCTAATTTATTTATACTATCGATAAATAAATATATAAAAAAAGAGTTCAAAAATCAAGAGTTTTATTAAAAAAATAAGATTTATTTTTTCATTTTTTATCCCACTTCACAAGTTTGCCATTTTGACAATTTTCTGCAAAATCTTCTGCTGATATAAAGTCCCAAATACTTTCTCCTTTTTTTCTTTTATAAAAAACAGGACCTCCAATATCTCTTACCTGAAACTCATATTCAGTATTTTTTTTAGCCTCAACAACTATCCCAGCTAAAGCTTGCATTCTATATTTATAAGATTCTGATAAAAACATTTAACAACTTGTCTATTATATAATAAATATGTCAAAAGTTTTCTAATGCGAATAATTTATGTTTTCACTTAGATTTTTATAATCTGAACCAACTTTATATGCAAGAGTAAAATTCATACCATTGTGAATTGATAATACCTTTCCTATTTCATTGATTAAATATTTTTCAGAAGGGTGAATATCAAACACTAAAGAATCATGTACTTGAAACAAAAACTGACTATTCTTTCCCTTAAAAAGTTCTCTTATTTCCCAAACTTTATCAACAACAATTTCAGAGGCAGTTGACTGAATATAATTATTGAAACTTGCATAATTTTTTTCTATCCTGACAATAGATCCCCAATCATTAACTAAATAACCTTTATTTGAAAATTGTTCTCTCATTTCATTTGCCATCTCAATCAATGGAGATAAAAAACTTTTTACCAAATATAGTTTATATTCTGGATCCGAAAGTCCCACCAATCTCTTAAGTAGAGTCTCTTCTCCTGCGCCATATAGAATAGCGTGATTTAATGTTTTGCAAAAATCTCTTTCACTTTCAGATATATCAACTTTTTGATAAAGTATCTTTGCTGTTTCATAATGCAAATCGGCATCTTTATACTTATCTCTGTATGCTTCATTTTTACATTTAAACAAAGATATTCTAGTTTCAAAAGATGTGTAATCATATACCAATATGCTACCACCTTCAAACCTTGTTATGATGTCCGCTCTTTCCTGATTATCTTTTTGAAGATTTTGAGGGTTATAACTATCGTGAGCTGTTACACGGCCTGTTATTGTTCTCTTATCTGAATATTCTATTTTCGATAACTTGTAACCTTTTCTTATTTTGAAATTTAATCTATTGTTTGAAAAACTTTCTGAAAAGGCAATTTCTCTTGTAGACATCCAAAAAGTTGCAACATCTCTTCTGCACATTCTTTTCATAAACATTTGCTCTTC